TCGGATCTGCGCCTACGAAAACCGAAGGACAAGGAGTTGTCTTTGATAACGCATCTGAAAGTTTCAGTGCACGTTATACCCACGACACAGTGGCGTTAGCGTTCGCTCTTACAGAAGAGGCAATCGAGGATAATTTATATGATTCTCTCGGGAAGAGATATGTCAAAGCATTGGCGAAATCTATGGCTAACACCAAAGAGATCAAAGGTGCGGATGTGTTGAACAACGCTTTCTCATCCAGTTTTACTGGCGGAGATGGTGTTTCTCTAATTAACACTGCTCACCCACTTGCTGGTGGTGGAACAGCTGCTAACAGAGCAACAACTATGGCCGACCTTAATGAAACTTCATTAGAGGACGCTTTAATTGACATCTCTACTTTCACAGATGACAAAGGATTAACAATCTCTGTGCAAGCTGACAAACTAATCGTGCCACCACAATTAGTATTTGTTGCTGACAGAATTTTAAATTCTAATCAGAGAGTAGGAACATCTGATAATGACCTAAACGCTATCAAGAACACTGGTGTTCTCCCTGGCGGTTATTCAGTAAATCATTATCTAAATGATCCGGATGCTTTCTTCATCTTAACTTCTGTAACAGCACAAGGCGAAGGCCTTAAAATGTTCCAAAGAACTGGCATGGAAACTTCCATGGAACCAGACTTCTCAACTGGAAACATTCGTTACAAAGCTCGTGAAAGATATTCGTTTGGTTTCTCCGATTGGAGAGGCGTATATGGATCACAAGGTGCATAACTCGAACGTTTAGAAATACCGTTTATAACTCAAGTATTTCAAATTAAGGGCCCTCCAGGGCCCTTTTTTTTGGCCTAAATTAATTACAAATTAAGTGTATAAATTGTTGTACTTTTGTGCATAATTGTGCATAATAGGTATGTGGGAATTTTAATTAACAACAAAAACGGAGAAAAAATAATGGCAAACTTAAAACCAAAAATTGAGAAAGTCCTAGTAAAAACAATCAATGAGCACTTCAAAGATTTTTACAAGGCTTATGTTGAGAATGACAAAATTATGGTCAAAATGATTGACCCAGATTTTGTTAAAGAAAAGGCTGATGAATGGTTCCATGTTCCAAAGTGGGAACACCAAGACGATTGGTGTTTTATGTGTGATGGCGGCATGGGTTGGGAGTTGGTTAATCCTTGCGATGCAGAATATCCAGACTATGAGTTTGAGCAAAAGTTAGACAAAAATTTTAAAGATGCTGGTTTGTTTTGTGAGCCTTATGCCAGCTGGAAACACATTGTCTACAAGGAGGTGGCGTAATGGAAAACAAAACTTACACATTTTACGAAGATCCTGGGCATGGCTGGTTGGCCGTGCCTTTGGGAAATTTAGTTGAGTTAGGAATTGCTGACAAAATTACTGGCTACAGCTATTTAATTGGCGACATGGCTTACTTAGAAGAAGATTGTGACTTAGGTGTTTTTGTCTTGGCCTACAAAGAAAAGTACGGCAAGTTGCCAGGGTTCAAACAAAAGTACCAAGAGGTCACAATGATTAGAAATTATCCAAACTATGACTACAAGGAGGTGGCGTAATGACTATGACTAGAGAATTTTATATCCCAAAAGGATCTAAAGAAATAAAGGCTGCAAAAACAGACGCGGTAGCTTACGTTGAGGATTGGGAGTGCGGGACCAAGTACACGGCCATGGTGTTCGGCGGCAAGAGATCTAAATACGACAAGTATTTTGGTTTCAAAACCAAAGAGGCCCGTGACGATTATGTAATTAAGTATTTCACAGATCAAGAAAACTTAGCGCTTTCTAAAAAGAAATGGGCGGCAGATAAAAAGGCCCAGGCAGAGGAAAACCAAAAAAATTACCAGGTCGGTGATATTCTTGTTTCAAGCTGGGGTTATGACCAAACTAACATTGACTTTTACCAAGTGATTGAGAGAACAGCCAAAATGGCCACCATACAAAAAATTGGTAAAGAGCGTTTAGATTCTGGCTATCCTAGCGAAGATAAAGTTATGCCTGCTAAAGATGCTTTTGTTGGCAAGCCTAAGAAAAAGAAAATCGGGACTTACGGTATTCGCTTAAATAGTTATGCAACTGCAAGGCTTTGGGAAGGTCGTCCTCATTATCAAACTGCTTACGGGTGGGGACATTAATGATTCAAAAAATATACCTTGATATGGACGGAGTTTTAGCCGACTTCGTCACAGCTGTTGAGGGCCCCGACTATTTAAACGGGCCCTTACACGGCGAACAAACTTATGACGATCGCAAGATCGAGTTCACCAACAAGCGTTTGTTCAGAAATATGCCACCGATGCCAGGCATGTTAGATCTAGTTGCCTATGTCAAAGGATCTGGTTTGCCCTGGGAGATCTTAACTTGCTCTGGCCACATCAACAGACCTTTGGTTGTGACTGACAAGATCGCCTGGACCAAACAATATGTAGATCCGCACGTTGTGCTTACGTCTACACTCAAAGGCAAACACAAAGCAATTTTTGCAAGACCTGGACATGTGTTGGTTGATGACAAGAAATCAAACATTGTGGCCTGGGAAAATGCCGGCGGCATTGGCATCTTGCATGAAACTCCTGCTGGTACTATCAAAAAATTGCAGTCTCTTTAAGTTGCTAAAGTAATTCCTTAGTAGTATCATTTTCTAAATATATTTAATTAGCTTGATGAGGGCCGGTTTACCGGTTTCCATTAATACAAACAAAGGAGTTCATAATGGCTAATCCACATTTTCAAAACCAAATCCAATGGGCGGGTAATACCGTTGCAACCAAGGCAAAAAAAGATCAACCGATGTTTATGCCTTTACCTTCTGACCAAACACACTATGGTTATTTCAATGATTTTATGACCTATAACAGTGGTGATTGGACAATCACAACAACCGAGGATGGCACGGGATCCGCAACTGAGGCAATGACCTCTGGAGCTGGTGGTCAGTTTTTGATTACTAACGCAGCTGGCGATAACGACCATGACTTTTTTAACCTAAAAGGCGAGTCTTTTTTAATAACAGGTTCAAAGAGAGCATATTTTTCAGCTAGATTTAAAGTAAGCGATGCTACACAATCTGACTTTGTTATGGGCCTACAAATTACCGATACTTCTCCGTTAGCGGTTTCAGACGGTATTTTCTTTATAAAAGACGATGGTGATACTAACTTAGATTTTATCGTTGAAAAAGATAGCACATCAACAGATACAACTGCGATTCACACTATGGCAGATGATACTTTTGTTACTGTTGCTTTCTTTGTAGATCCAGATACCGCATTGGTGCATTACTCAGTAAACAATGCAGAACCAGTTGGAGTGGTCAACACAAATCTTCCAGATAACGAAGAGCTGACAATATCTTTTGGTATACAAAACGGTGCAGCCGCAGCGAAAACCATGACTATCGATTACGTTACAGCTATCGTAGAGAGATAAAATGGCAGACGCAGTAACATCTCAAACAATCCAAGACGGCGAGAAAATCGCCGTCTTGAAATTTACAAATGTTTCGGATGGTACCGGTGAAAGTGCAGTCAAAAAAGTAGATGTTTCAGCATTAGCTAAAAACAGCGCAGGTCAAACTTGCACCACTGTTTCAGTAGCTAGGATTTATTGGGCCACGCGTGGCATGGGAGTAAATCTTGAGTTTGATGCTAGTACAAATGTTCTTTTAACTGGTTTGCCAGCAGATAGCACAGGTGATGAATACTATGACCTTTTTACCGGGATCCCAAACAATGCGGGATCTGGTGTAACTGGAGACATAGATTTTACTACTGTCGCACATTCAAGCGGTGATACTTATTCAATCATATTGGTTTTGAATAAGAATTATTAATGAATGGCAGCGGCAAAGCCTAGAAAAAAATCTAAGCCTATCCGAAGAACGGTAGGCAAAGGCGGTAATTACCGAAAAACCAAGTCTGGAGCAGGAATGACCAAAAAGGGCGTTGCTGCTTACAGAAAGGCGAATCCTGGATCTAAGCTAAAAAC